TTACCGCCTTTTCCTGTTGTTCTGCGTATCGCTTTAGCTTTTTTTCTTGCCATTTTTATTTTTCTTTTTTACAAAAGTCCTAACATTAGTTGGCTTCCCTCCTGGATTGCCTGCTGCTCTTTTACGTTTTACCGCACTTTTTCTTTGTGCTGGTGTCATACTTCTGGCTTTGGATCTAGGAACACATTTTGGATATGCTCTTTTACTCCCGCCTTTGGCGGACTTTCTACCGCATTTTTGGAATTTACCTTTTTTCTTAGGCGCACCTATGTCCACCCAATCTCCTTTCGGTCCTTTTCCAAACCATGCAGTTAGTCCGCCTTTAGGTTTCGCCATTATCGGTACCCACCCCCGCGTTTTTTATATTCTCTAACAAGCCAACCATTTGCATACGCAGAAGGATAAACCTTAAACTTACGTTTAGCCTCAGCTTTTACTCTTGAATAAAGAGCCTTATTAGTAGGCGTTGCGCCCTTTTTCTTTTTAGTGCTCTTTTTCTTAGTCGTTCTCTTTTTTGCTGGCATGATTATTCTTCCTGATATAAATTATTAAACGTTATACTGGGATCAAGATAACTTTCATGACCTTCTGCAGAATGCAACGTTTGTGAAGGAGTAAAATCTGGTGCTCCTTCTCCAGTAACCCACAAAGCAGGACTTGTTGCCCTTACTCGATTATTTGGTAATGCAACTAAGTTACCTTTCCATTCACAATCTTCTGTTATATATAAAACATGAGACTGTTTATGTTGTGCAGGACAATCGGCTATTTCGTTGTTTGTATAATCTACAGTAAACATATATTTACCAGTATAAAACTTTCCATCTATTTTGCATAGCCATGGACTAGAACTAACTCTATCCATAACTATTACAGAATGATCTCTTGATTCACAATCCCATGGTTGCGCTATATGGTCTTCCATGGGATCACCCCATTCTTCTAAAGGAATATCGGCTACTAAACCTTGTATCGGCATTCTTGCCCACATAGCGCCTCCATGAATATTACCCTCTTCCCAGTCGTCATATTCTGTTTCACAACCTGTAAACACAACTTGAAAACTTAACGAACGGTCAGGGATAGTATTAACAGCGAACGCGATAGCATGCAAAAATTCTCCGTGATAATTACTATGATTAGCAGTAAATTCCCTTCTCACCCAACATTTAAAATGTGGAATATTGCTAATTAGATGAGACACTTATTTTCTTTTACGCGTCATTTTTCTTTTTCTAGCGCCACCTCTTTTTTTACCTTTAGAGGACTTCATAGCGCCTCCTCTTTTTGCATATTTAGTTTTTTTCATTCCAGGCATTTCATTCTCCTTTTAACATTTTTTCTTTTAACCTAACTGCTCGATTACCTACTTGGGTAGCCCACTTAGAATCCATCATCTCTTCAGCAGCTTTTTCCCAGTCAGATGCTTGAACAGCAGTTAAAAATTTAACAAATTTGCTCAATCTAGGTAAACCTAAATTAAACGCCATATTAGCTAAAACACGTTGACGAACATCATCTAGTTCTGTCCACCATGCCATGTTTCTATCTAATTCTTTACATACAATGTCTATATCGTTACGAAGACATTCTTTAATTCTTTGTTCTGAAACTGGTGTGCCCACTGGTTTACCAAACTCCTCATCAGTTTCTAATATTAGATGACCTACTCCAAATGTTGGGTAGCCAAGATGATCTAAATAAATTTCATACTCATAGCCCTCATCCTGTATTAATTCTGTTTCTAATTTATCTATATTCATAGTATTGATACCGTAGTTGATCCGTTTGTTGAAACAGAAATTTTTCCAAGAGAAGCCACACCTTCTACTCCATTTTCTGTTCCTGTATAAATATCTACCCATCGCTCCCCTGTCCATAATTGTAGTTGGTCAGTGCTTAGGTTCCAAATAATATCACCTTTTTGAAACTGATTTTCATTACGTTGTGTTTCGTTTACAGAAAGCGTTGAGTCTATGTCTACTTTATTGAGACTTAGTTCTAAAACTCTAACTAACCTGTTGAAAGTTTCGGGAGATATTTCTCCTATAGCGATTGGTAGTTTTGTCTCTAATATTTTAGCCATTATCGCCTACCGTTTGGCTGAACATCCATTCTGGTGACCCCTATTCTAAATCCAACTCCTATGTTGTTTCCAGCAGTGTTGTCGTCATCTGATTCAACTCTTAACACAGCTTGTCTGGCTCTTATTCTAGTGTCTATTTTAGATGTGCTGCTTGTACAAGTAGCTGTGGTAGCCGTCGATAAACTTTCGGCAGGAAAATTTCTAGTTTTCACGACTACATTTACAGTTTGTCCTGTTCCTCCGTTTCCTGTAAATTTTATATCAGGAATGATTCTTCTAATCGATTGAAAATCTTCTCCGTCAGCTAAATCGAAGTCACTAGACTCTATGAAAACGTTATCCATCGCAACACCGTCCGCATCATTACCTGTTTCATGGTTATATAAATATCCTACGTTACTTGTGGTATATGTTGCCATCGGGTTATTGAATATACCTTCATCTATCCATGCACTTCGAGTAAGTTGACCTATCGTCCAAGTTCCATCTTCATAGTTAAATACTACATATTTATCTATAACAGTAGAAGTTCCTGAACAGTAAAACCAACCTACTTCATCAAACTCTTTATTCACAAAACCAAAAGTTTGAAAGGCTTGAGATTCATTAAAATCACTGAACACATAATTTTGTACTGTACAAGGTATGTCTTGAACAGAACCGTTATAAGTATAAAAACCTTTTTTATCCATCCAAAACACTCCTTTAGGAGTATTAATTGCACCGTTTGGAGAAATAAGCCCTACACCTTCGTTTACTAAATTAACACCAAAAGTAAAAGGCTGACCTATAAAACTCATAGAATATAAAGCTGTGTCAGTCCAAATTAAAGTTTCTTGTCTGGCTCGTAGTGCTCCTATAATTTGAGACCCTGCGGATAAACGCAAAGATCCTGCTGTGTTTGTTGGTAATGGCTCCCATTCAGTAACGTTTTCTTGATCGCTCCACGCAACCAACAATGGATCTATACTTCCAGACCTAGAGCTTCCCGATATAGGATCAGCTCCTAAACATATTACGTGCCTGTCTACGTCACTGACTAACACCTGTAAGGCTTTCGTTGGTGTTAAGTTTGCTCCTGCTAAATCTGATAAAGCTACTGCCCTAGTTGTTCCTAAAGTAGCTGCGCTTATGTCGTAATAAAACACACCCCCCGCTCGCACATTTATGACTAAATCTTCACCAAAATTATCGTGAGACCATAATCTTAATTGATTAGCTGCTGTAATTGCTGTAGAAGACCCCCACGCACCTGCTCCCCATGTACTTACTCCCCAACCTGTAGATTCAACATAAACGTCTAATCCTACATTAATTTGATAAGCACCAACAACAGAAGAACCTCCATTACCGCTATCACTAGCGTTTGCAGTTACCGTTGTGTCTGAAGTATCTTTCGCAGTGATTGTGTAGCTATTAGCGTTAACAATTGTTGCTATTTGATATTCTTGATTTAATACAGCAGCAGTTATATTTCCGCCAAGTGTCGCTGCTCCAGAAAAAGTTACAAAATCATTTTGTTGTGCGCCATGAGCTGTGTCAGTTATTGTAAGTGTAGAACTTCCGTTAGAAGCTGAAAACGTAACGTCTCCTGCGGCAGTTGTTAGTCTTATTGGGGTGATATCATAAAAGTTGTCTCCTTCTCTTATATAGTATTTCCAAGTAGCTCCTAAACCAAGATATTTACTTAAAGATAAATCTACCCAAGCATGCAATGCCCGAACAGTTGATTGATAAGTATTTAAAGTAGCTTTAGCCCAGCCACCTATTTTTTCTGGAAGTCCTTTACGAAACCTAACGAGATTGGCATTAAACCAACCACCTTCGTTAGAGTAATCTGTTCCCTCTCGATTGATCCCTGGACGAAAAATATACTTTGTTAGCATTTGTCATGTTAAAATAATTGATCCGCTAAAATAGCGCCAGCACTGAGTAATAGAGTAACTAAAGTAGCAATAACAAAAAGTTCAAGACGTTTTATTCGATGGATAGTTTCTAACCAACGTTCAGTACAGACTGCTTCGTGTCTTTCAATATGTGCCGCCACTTCCATCACAGTTTTTTTAGCCATTTCTTCATTGTTTTACCTTTTCTGTTGATGGTTCTTCTACTAATGATTCTGCTGAGACATCCCAACAATTTAAGTTAGAAGCTACTGTTCTTCTTTCTCCCTCACCTTTGAAAGGATACACCATGTGCTGTAACCAAGAAGGAAATACTAATAGCTTTCCTACAGTTGGTTTTATTACAAAAGACTGAGGTGGTCTTAGTCTTTCTGTGTTCATTAATTCGTTTCTTCCGTATTGAAAAGCGATATAGCCATCGCAGTCACCAGATGTATTATATAAAGAATAATTTGGTGAACCAGCAGTAGGTTGATTTAGTATTTGTTCAGGTACTTTAGTCCAACCTGTAGTTGATATACCCATAACTGTCTTAGTGCCATGATCGTGAATTGGATTATAGTCGCCTTCATAACTATGTACTGACCAAGTTTCGTCCACTGATATTGCTTTCGGAAAACTTAATTTATTACCTGTATTATTAAAAAAGAAATTTACATAATCAGCACCCAAACTACATATAAACTCAGAATATTCTTTTACTCTAGAGTCTTCATTATCCATAAGTAATTGTTCGCCTTGTGATATTTGTCCTACTAAAGTATCAGATAATGATTTTTTGTTCTCGTCTTCTTTATATTCATCAAGATAATCATTTAAGTCATTCACCATACTTATAGGCATTTCTGTCTCCATAACGTAAACAGAAGGCATGTTATGTACTGTAACTTCTGCCACTAGCTCGGTACGTTAAAGCCAGAATCAGGTGTGCTTTCTACTAGGGGATTGGTAATAACACTATCAACTTGACTAGCAAAAACTGCATCCCAACGAGATATAGGACAAATCGCTACCAAATCAGCGTTACTCCAACTGCTTTTTGCCTTTAACGTAAAATTTGTTGTTACGTTACCATCTGGATCAGTATCTTTTTGATTAATCGTGGTATTAAAAGTTGAAGTATAGTAAGTAGCATCACCTTCGCTATCATTTTCATACTTCATACTTATATCCCATTTATCAACTTTGCTGCTGCTGTTTACGTATGGGGTACACTCAGTTATTGTTTTTGTCACTGCCATTTATTACTCCTTGTTTTCTAATTCTTCAACTTTTGCTGAAAGTTCTTGTACTGCTTTGACCATTAGTGGCATTAATGAACCTTCGCCAATTCTTTGACGACCATCTTTTTCATCTTCTGTCCACATATCAAAGCCATCTTTTAGGTCATATCTGTCGATAACTTCTTTGACTTCTTGTGCTATAAAACCATGATTATACTTACCATTCATAACTCTTTCTTCTGAATCAGCTTTATGTGCGACCATTTCTTCTGGAACATCTTTAGCTTTCTTCCATCTAAAGGTTACAGGTCTTAGTTCATTTATAAAATCTAAACCAACCACTTCATCTTGAATATCTTCTTTAAGCCTTATATCAGAAGGTGCAGTAATTGTAGTTGCTCCAAAAGCAATATTAGAATCTACAGTTTGCCTTCCAAAAGTAAAGTTATCAGTACCAACTCCATTTACGTCATATCCCATTACTATTGAAGAATCTGTATCTGTTGCGGGAGCATCGCAGTACGAACCTATAAAAATATTTTTATCACCATTATTTGCAACACTATGATTTCCTGCTGACTGTCCAATACCAATATTATTATTACCACCAGAAACAGAACCTAATGCTGCTTGACCCATTGCGGTATTTTCCGCACCAGATGAAACATCTTGTAATGCGGAGTGACCTATAGCCACGTTATAACTACCTGTCGTATTTGTGGTTAGTGCGTTGTAACCAACGGCTACGCTATAACTTGCTGTTGTAATAGAATCACTAGAAAATTGCCCTACAGCTACATTTTGAGTACCAGTAGTGTTTGCATACAACGCATTTCTGCCAATAGCGACAAGATAGTTTGCAGTTGTAGCTGATCTTGCAGTATTAGTACCAAGGGCTACGTGATAACTTCCTGTAGTAATATTTAATAAAGAATTAACTCCAATAGCGTGATTTTCTGTACCAGTAGAGTTGTTTTCTAAAGCACTTACTCCGATTGCTGTATTACTGTCTCCATCTGTATTTGAAGTTAATGCAGCGTGCCCTAAACCAGTATTATAGTCTCCTGTTGTATTAGAAAACATAGCATTTGTACCCATAGCGTTATTAGTAACCCCTGTTGTATTACTATATAAAGCTTGATACCCAATGGCATTATTACTGTTTCCTGTTGTATTGCTAGTTAAAGCACGATATCCAAAAGCATTATTAGCTGCCCCTGTTGTATTTGTTAAAAGTGTTTCATAACCAACCGCTGAGTTATTATCTGCTGTCGTATTTGAACTTAAGCTACCATAACCAACAGCAGTATTATAATTACCAGTTGTATTTGCATCTAAGGCAAACGCACCAAAAGCATGGTTTCTTGAGCCTGTCGTGTTTGATAATAAAGCCGAATGTCCTACTGCTGTAAGATATGCTTCTGTTGCATTAGCTTCACCTGCTTTCCAACCAATTAAAGTATTATTACCAGCGGTTGTTATAGTTTGTCCTGCTTTAAAACCTACTAAAGTATTTTCACCACCTG